GCAGCGCGAACAGCAGATGGCCCGCTGGGCGAACGACACGGCACCCCTGCGCAACGCGGGGCAGGCGTTCCTGCAGGCCATCGAGCCCTACCGCATGACGATCCAGGCCGAAGGCGTGGACCCGGTGACGGCAGTGTCCAACCTGATGCAGATCGGCACCACGCTGCGCTTCGGCACTCCCCAGGAGAAGGCCCGGGTGATCGCAGAGTGTGTAAACGCCTACGGGGTGGACATCGGGACGCTGGACAGCATTCTGGTGGGGCAGGCCCCGCCCGACGGCGCACCCCAGGTCAACGTCCAGGCCGAGGTGCAGCGGGCGCTGCAGCCGCTGATGCAGTACGCCCAGCAGACCCGGCAGTTCGAGGTGACGCAGACCCAGGAGCAGGCCGCGAGCGAACTGGAGAATTTCGCCGCCGATCCGAAGCACGAATTCATCGACGACGTGCGGCTGCTGATGGCCGACATGATCGAGGTGGCGAGCAAGCAGCGGCTCGACCTGACGCTGCAGGACGCCTATGACCGGGCGTGCGCGTTGCACCCCGAAGTGTCGAAGGTCATAATGGCCCGGCGACAGGGTGCCAGCGCCCAGCAACTGACCCAAGCGGCCCAGCGTGCACGATCAGCAGCCGTAAGCGTCAGGGGAGCAGCCCCCGTCGGCAACCCGGGTGGGCCCGAACCGACATCGATCCGCGAAAGCATCGAAGCGGCCATCGAAGCCCATTCGAGGGTCTGAGGCGTAGTAGAACCGCTCGACGGGGAAGTAGAACCGGGCCCATTGCCCGGCCATCGAAGCCCCGGCGAGAAGGCCATCGAAGCTGTCCTCGGAGTGAGAGATAGGGTGCGCGTGTTTACACGCGCAGGCTTAACTTCATTCTGGAGCTACACATGGCCTTCCCGAACGTCTCGGACATCGTCGCCACGACGATCCAGTCGCGCACCCGCAAGATCGCGGACAACGTGACGAAGAACAACGCCCTGTACATGCGGCTCGACCAGCGTGGGAACCGCAAGACCTTCAGCGGCGGCAACGTCATCTATCAGGAACTGAGCTTCGCGCAGAACGCGAACGGCGGCTGGTACTCGGGCTACGACCTGTTGCCCGTCGCTGCCAGCGACGTGATCACGGCTGCCGAGTTCAACATCAAGCAGTTGGCCTGCCCCGTGACGATGTCGGGCCTGGAGCAGATTCAGAACGCCGGCAAGGAGCAGATGATCGACCTGATGGAGGCTCGCATCAACGTGGCCGAGTCCACGATGGCGAACCTGATGGCCGAGGGCATCTATGGCGACGGCACGACCTACGCTGGCAAGGCGCTGACGGGGCTCGGTGCCGCATCGCCGGCCCTGGCCCCCGCGTCGCAGACCACGGCCTACGGCGGCATCGTGGGCTCGACGTGGACCTTCTGGACTTCCAAGTACACGCTGACCGCAGCGCAGACGGCAGCCAACATCCAGGGCTTCATGAACACGATGTGGGGCTCGCTGGTGCGCGGCACCGACCGGCCCGACCTGATCGTGCAGGACAATGAAGCCTGGGCGATCTATCTGGCGAGCCTCCAGGCGCAGCAGCGGTTCACCTCGCCCGAGGTGGGCAACCTGGGGTTCCCGTCGGTCAAGTACATGGACGCCGACGTGGTGCTGGACGGCGGGATCGGCGGCTTCTGCCCGGCGAAGACGACGTTCTTCCTGAACACGAAGTACATCTTCCTGCGCCCGCACTCGCAGCGCGACATGGTGTCGCTGGACCCGAACAAGCGGTACGCCATCAATCAGGACGCCGAGGTGTCGATCCTCGCCTGGGCGGGCAACCTGACGTGCAGCGGGCGGCAGTTCCAGGGCCGTCTGGTCGGAGCCTGATTCTCCTTGACGGGCTGGGCGTGTAAACGTCCAGCCTCTTTTCACACCTTAAGGAGCAAGACATGCCCGCAGGACTTCCAGGCAGCACCTTGGCGCAGAATCTCGCCAACCCGAGCCTTGGGCTCGCTGTCCTTTACGACCTTCTCTCGGGCCCCCTGGGCTCGCCCAAGGACAGGGACGTGCAGGTCCCCTATCTGGGCAGCCCTGGGGGCTCGGGCTTCGCTGCGAGTGGCAACGCATCGACCGGGGGCCTGTCCACCGGCATCGGTTTCGGTTCGCCGCCCGTCATCGGCATCACGGCCCCGGCGAGCATTGTCGCCGCAGGCTTCAATGACGACTACACCCCTGGCGTGACGAAGCCCGACGGCACGGCGAGTGCCAACAGCACCCTCATGTACATCGGCGGGGGCAAGTCCGATGCGGCGGGGGTGTCGAGCCCCTACACGGCTGGCTTCGGCATCGGCATGGCGGGCCAGGGCGGCAGCCGCGACGCGGGCGCAGGCCCGGCCTTCACGGGGTTCCCGGCCAAGATCGTGACGGCGGCAGCCGGCGTCGCAATCGGGGCAGTCGTGGAAACCGGGTTCACCAACCGCTCGGGCGTGGCGCTCACGACCGGGCAGTCGGTGCTGGGCTCCAGCGGCACGGCGAGCGCCGCTCCGGCGTGAAGCCATGCCCAGCAGGAGCCCGGCGCAGCAGCGGCTGATGCAGGCCGCTGCCCACGACCCGGCCTTCGCCAAGAAGGCCGGGGTTCCCGTTTCTGTAGCCCGGGAATTCAACAACGCCGACAAGCAGAAGGCGTTGGCGAAGGCCCTGCGCGAGCGCAGGAGTCGCTGATGCTGATCGCTGGCGTCCTCAAGTTCGATCCCGAGGGCCGGATCATCCTGTCGGCCAATCCGGTCCACGACTTCAACGGGGGCACGCCCATCGCTGAAGACGGGGGCTTGGCAACGTCGGCGGGGGCCAACCCGCAGATTCATCTGGCTGCCATCGGCTACCTGAACGACGGGCGATTGACCGACAGCGACAACCCCCTGACACCTCGGGGCGGGCCGATCACCGGGGGCCTGGGGCAGATTCGCATCAGCGTGGGCCTGCCCGTGATGTGGTACGCCGGCCTGCCGCTGACTGCCGAGGGGTTCCTCGCCGTCCATCCGACCGGGCCCCCTCCTGTAGACCAGGGCGCGTTCGACACCGGCTACGACAACGCCTTCGACATCGTGGAGCCCTGACATGACACGCAAGACCGTACTCGCGCTGCTGGCCCAGGCCGACGCCACGCTGCCCGACAACACCACGCAGGCCATCAGCGCAGCGGACGTGCGCTCGATGGTCAAGGACATCGTGGACACTTTCGCCCCAGGCTACGGCATCATCTCCTCCGACAGCCTTACGCTTGTGGCGCTCGGGGTCACGCCGCGCGTGCTGCCCTTCACCGACATCCTGGCGCAGACCCCGGAGTACACCATCGTCCTGGCGACGGGCGCGGTGACCCGGCTCGCGCAGGGGTTGCCGACGACGGTCAATCGCATCTCGTTCTATGCCGACGTGGCCGCGCCTGCGGGCGACGAGATGGTCTTCAGCCTGTTCCGCAACGGGGTGGACATCCCGGGCGGTATCACCGTGAGCGGCCAGGGCATCGGCAACCGGGTGCAGGCCGCGTTCAGCGTGGGCACTACCAGCCCCGACGGGGCGAACTACACCTACGACATTCGCGCCTCCAAGCTGACGGGCGGCGCGGACGACGTGGAATTGAACAGTGTCCGCTTCATTGTCGAGTCAGTTCCAACCCTGGGGATTTAAACGTGGACATCTTCACCAAGGCACGCCTGCGGCGCGAGGAAGCAATGAAGAAGGCGGAAGGCGGCGAGGCTGCCGAGGCTCCAGCGCCTGCGGCTGCGCCCGCGACGATGTCGCAGGCCGAGTTCTTCAAGACCGACACCAGCCCCGAGGCGAAGGCAAAGCGCGACGCTGCCCGCGCCGAGGCGCTGCGCAACCGCAAGTGATCTACAACCGGCGCAAGCTGATCAGCCAGATAAGGAAAACCCAGATGTCTCTCGACGCATCGCAGGTTGAAGCCCTGCAGACCGCAGTTCCCACCGACTGGACGAAGTTCGACCAGAACATCGGGGCCGACGCCCGGCGCTTCGGCCAGCAGGGCCCCGGGGGCCTGCCGCCCGGCATGGGCCCGGGCTTCGATGACAACCTGCACGTGCGCTTCTTCATGCGCCCGCGCATCGACATCGAGGCGTCGAAGAAGGAGAACCGCCCGATCTACAAGGACGTGCCGCACATCGAAATCATGATCCCCGGCGACAAGAACAACATCGTCCTGGCCGAGGTCTGGGAGCAGCACATCCGGCGCTTCCCGGTGCACTGGGAACAGTTCCAGGCTGGTGTCAAGGATCAGGTGGTCGGCACGCCGCTGAAGGTCGCACCGTTCCTCACCGAGTCGCACATCGAGGAACTGGCCTACTTCAAGATCAGGACCATCGAGCAGTTGGCGAACCTGTCGGACGCCAACATGACGTGGATGGGTGCACGCGAGATGTCGCAGGCGGCGAAGAAGTACCTGCTGACGGTCAACGGCAACGATGCGCTGATGAAACGCATCGAGGCGCTGGAGCAGCGCAACAAGATGCTGGAGGCTGCAGCCGGTGTGTCGAGCCCGCAGGACGCCCAGGGCAAGACCCAGCAGGCCCGGCGTTAACCAAGGAGCAGCGAGATGCCCTACCAGATGACCAACGAGCAGTCGTTGGCGAACGTGCTGCAGATGTGCGCCTCGCTGCTGTCCCTGCCCGTGCCCACGGCCCCGGCGTCCAGCACCGATCCCAACATCGTGCTGATGAAGACGGTGGCGAACCTTGCAAGCCTGGAGCTTCTGAACGCCTACGAGTGGTCGAGCCTGACCAAGACGGGCTCGATTCAGGTCTTCGCCGCCATCCCGCCGACAACCGACGCCACCGAGACGGAGTTCCCGCTGCCCGAGGACTTCTACCGCTTCATCGACCAGACGCAGTGGAACGGGGCGATGCGCTTCCCCGCCGTCGGCCCTGTTGCACCCCAGGGCTGGATGACCTACATGGTGTTCCCGATCAGCGCCAACTTCACGCTGACGTGGCAGGTTCGCCAGGGCAGCGTCTGGTTCCTGAACGCCCCGCCCGCGCCCGGGCAGACGTTCCGCTTCATGTACCTGTCGCGGGCCCTGGTGCGCGACGCGGACGACCCGACCCTGTTCAAGAACCTCGCCACCAAGGACGGCGACACGTTCCAGCTTGACGGCGTGCTGATGACGCTGATCACCCGCATCAAGTGGCTTGAAGCCAAGGGCTTCGACTCCAGCGCCGCAGTGCGCGACTTCCTGCTCGCCTTCGACAGCCGCGTCGGATCGCAGAAGGGGGCCAGCATCCTGAATCTCGCCGGCACGCCCAGCGGGTATCCGTACATCGGGGTCGGCAACCTGCCCGATGCGAGCCTGTACGGCATGCGGGCCAACTAGGAGACATCCATGGTAGCCCTGATCTTCCTCATCGCGGCCCTGGTGCTTTTCATCATCTCTGCCGTCGGGGTGCCCTCTGGGCGCTTCAACCTCGTCGCCGCAGGCTTGGCCTGCTGGGTGGCGTCGGTCCTGGCCGGCAAGGTCTGAATCACTGGTGACGAAATGCCCGTGCAACTGCCCCCTGGCTGGGTCATCACTCCGATGATCGAGAACGTCCCGAGCCCGAATATCGGCACGCCGGCTGCGGGCCACTTCGAGCGCCTGACGTACATCTGCCGCGACGAGAACGGGCAGTACGTCTGCGCCTCGGGCTCGGAGTCCGACTGCGAGAACCAAGCCCAGACCATGGCCCAGTGCCGCACCCAGCAGCAGCCGTACTACGAGGCGACGCCCTGACATGGTCCTGCAAGTCTCCTCCCACCCCCGGCGCACGACACCTCGCCGCTCCAGCGCCACCCAGGCGCATGCGGCCTACAACTTCCCGTCGCCGATGCGCGGCATCGACGTGTCGCAGCCGCTGGTCGGCGGCGACCCGCTGACGGCAGTGCGCATGGACAACCTGATCCCGCGCAACCTGGGGGTGCAACTGCGCCGGGGCTACTCGCGTTGGGTGAGCAACCTCGCAGGCGAGGTGCGCTCGCTGATGCAGTACCACCCGCCCGTCGGGGACCCGCAGCTTTTCGCCGCCAACGACACGGGCGAAATCTTCGACGTGACGCTGCCGCTGGGCACGGGCGTGATCCCCGCGCCCGTGCTGACGGTGCTGGGCGGGCAGCCCCCGGGCGAGTGGACCAGCCTGAACTACACGACCGACGCGGGCGTGCACTACATGCTGATGGTCAACCCGGGCGGGGGCTACTGGGCTTACGACGGCACCACGTTCACGCAGATCACCGCAGGCGCGGGGCCGATGCAGATCAGCGGCGTGAACCCGAGCAACTTCGCCCACATCGCGGTCTTCAAGAAGCACCTCGTCTTCGTGGAGATGAACACCACGAAGATGTGGTACTTGCCGACCGTGGGCACGATTGCCGGTGTAGCCCAGGCGTTCGACTTCGGCGCGTTGTTCCCCAACGGGGGCAGCTTGGCGATGCTGCTGAACTGGACCTTCGACGGATCGTCGGGCGGCAGCGGCACGGGCGGCACGGGCGGGGGCATGGACACCAAGCTGATTGCCATCGCCGACCAGGGCGACGTCCTCGTTTACACGGGCAGCCTCGTCACGTTCCCGAGCCCCGACTTCGTGCTG